CACTACCGGCTTGAATGTGATTTCACTCAACTCATCCGGCTGAATGTATGTCCATGAGCCGTCGTGTTCTGCAATAGCAAATAGACCGTTAACCAGTCTTGGCTCTTTGGTTGTCATGACGCCTTCGTATGTTGTTCCGTCTTTCTTTGTTGCTTTGACGTTGTACTTATCAGCCATAAGCGAACATTCCTCTGATTTTTGAGTATCCGCCCGAGGGCGCCATGTGAACTTATGCTGCAATATCGTGTGCTCTCAGTGAAAACACACTGTATTGAATCGCCACGGATAATCTAGACACTTCCGAGCCGTTGATAATACTGTTTTTCATATTCTGTCGGTGACATCTGTTCGCTAGAACCATGCCGACGCTTACTGTTATAAAACATTTCGATGTAATCAAAAATATCACTGCGGGCTTCTTCTCGCGTTCCGTAGATCTTTTTCTTTATCCGTTCACGTTTCAACAACTGGAAAAAACTTTCTGCAACCGCATTATCATGGCAGTTACCGCGACGGCTCATGCTACCCTCCAGGCCGTGTGATTTCAGGAACGACTGCCACTCATGGCTTGTGTACTGACTGCCCTGATCCGAATGAACCAGCACCTGTTTTTCGGGATTACGCCGCCATACAGCCATCAGCAGTGCGTTCAGGACAATGTCCTTTGTCATCCGGGATTGCATGGACCAGCCGATAATTTTGCGTGAGAACAGATCAACAACAACGGCAAGATACAGCCAGCCTTCGTGGGTCCTGATGTAGGTTATGTCCGTTACCCAACGCTCATCAGGAGCATCCGGATTGAACTGTCGCTGGAGCCTGTTGGGTGACACGATACTGGCCTCGCCTTTACGTGCCCGCGGGCTTCGGTATCCGACCTGAGCCTTTATTCCGACACGTTTCATCAGTCTCCAGACTCTGTTTACTCCGCACTGTTGCCCGCTGTCACGCAGATCCAGATGGATTTTGCGATAACCATAGACGCATCCCGATTCCAGCCAGAACTGTTTAATCTGTCCTGTCAGTCTCAGGTCTGCCTGATGGCGTTGTGAATGCGGCTGCTGAAGCCAGGCGTAAAAACCACTGGGATGAACATCCAGCACCCGACAGAGCAGGCGAACAGGCCAGCAACAGGAGTTGTCACGGATAAAGGCGTACCTCAGTCGGACAGCTTTGCGAAGTACGCCGCAGCTTTTTTTAATATGTCCCGTTCGTCGGTAACCCGTTTCAGCTCTTTCTGGAGACGGCGGATCTCGGCCTGAGCATCTGACTGTTCTTTATTAGTGGAAGAATCCGGACCGTACTTCTTTATCCAGGCATAAAGGCTGTGGGTGGTGATATCGAGACGTGTTGCAACGCTGGCAACAGAATAACCGCGATCAACAACCTGTTTGACTGCTTCAGTTTTAAACTCTTCGGGATAACGCTTACCGCTCATGGGCACCTCTCTTTAAGCCATCTTAAATGACTCTGAGGTGTCTGTTAAACCCGTGGCGATTCAGTATTGCTCCATGATTCTTCTGCCACGGTTCATGTTACCGCCATGAGAGCGAGTGCTATTCGCTCGGCATTGGTCGTTATTGATGTCTCTGTACGCTCGCGGCTAGGAGAGGCACCGGTTATGGATAATGCAGAGATGCTGCGACAACCCTACGCAATTTGATTTGGTTAGCCAGACTCGCGCAGCCTCTCGGATGTGCTAACTGACTTACGGCTTACCAGTCAGCAAGAAAGTGATCACCTCCTACGGGGGTACACAATCTGTTTCCTTGTCGGGGGAATTGGTAAGAGCCGTTGTGAAAGTGGCTCTCATTGCTTTAGATGTGAGCAAATTTGCTCATATTGAAAAGGTTCTAACGCTTGGGCTTTTTGTCTGCTAGCGTCATTAGAACATCGAGAAGGATTTCCGCCTTCTCAACATTCGATACGCCTAGAGATATCCGTCCGCAATTCAAATACTGGAACCCATCCTTCAGGTAGCGGCGAATAGTCTCTAATTGCTGCTTTTCATTTTTAGTCATGATGGCAGCCCCGGTATCTTGATTTGCAGCTTGGCATAAACTTCTTCTCGCTTATCCAATAGATGCTTCTTCCTGCCACCAACACCCCAATGATTCATTTGTCTTGCGCAGTGACTAATTTCAGTCATCTCTTCCTTGATGACGTGATCAATCATATTTGCGTCAGCCATGAAGCTAGCAAGTGATATCAATTCGCCTGAGAAGAATTTATCTAGCACGGTGTAAACACCAACTTTGAATGCAGGATCGATATGGCCTGCAAACTCATATGCCACATAACGACTACCAAACGTTCCGCCATGCTTACCTCTCACTGTTTTTAAATGGGTTTTCAAATCCCATTTAGATAATTCCTTAATAAACAGTTGAGTAGACTCAAGTCTTGAAAATTTGTACGGACGAAGGTTGTTTATGTCTCTTCCTGATAAGAATTTATCATCGCCTGACTCGGCTCTTGCCTTTGCTATCTGCCACATGTCGGTAAGGCAGACCATCCCATCATCATCAATTCGAACAGGGGTATTAAATAGTGTTAATTCTTTCATCGGTAGTTACCTTATAGAAACGAGCCTTGTTGCCCAGAAATGCCAGCGCATAGAGACGGCTACCGGCCTAAACCAGCATTTCTCCAAGGCTTGTTTCTGTAAGACTCTATGCTTTTGAATGCACCGGGCATGGTGCGGATGGTTTGCTTCAGATATAAAAAAGCCCCACCGAAGTGAGGCTCTATTGGGTGTTTGTTGCTATTAATCTAACTTGGCTGGTGACAACTCGCCCTCTTCAAACCAAGCGTCTACAGCTCGACCATCGGCGGCTAGATAATGGATCAGGTACTGGTTGCACATGTTCGTATATTCAGCACGTGCTTTGATGTGACCTTCTTCGCCACTGATTGCTACCTGAACCACTTGCCCTAATTCATGTTTGAAACTCATTTCATTTCCTTTTTTGTCGTAGAGAATTTGTTCTATTGGCACTGGGTGCGGATATAACTCTGTAACACCATCAGCGCTGACTGGTCTTGCTTGATACCGGATCTGATACTGAGAACGTTTCGTCCAGCAATTGGAGAGAGTTCGACGGTGGCATCATCGCCCACGCCGGAGGTGCTGGCGGTTTCGGTTGTGGCTGGCACTGGACACTTGCCTTTGACGAGCACCCGACCACCATTATCAAGCTTGCGCTGCAAAGCATCATTTTCAGCTTTAGCATCTGCCAACTCCTTCGTGTATTTAGCATCTAACTTGGCAACATCGCGCTGCCGAGATGTCATATCAGTGATGGTGGCATTCGCCATATTCAGCTCATTAACTTTATCGTCACGCTGTTTTTTATATTCAGTTGCGTTTGAGTGATAGCGATCGGTTAGAAATGCTAGAACGGCGATGATAATGATGAATATAGGTGTCAGGTTAATCTTGCTCATTAATCTAATCCCCAGCACGCCAGCGCACTTTCCTGATCACGCCTCTCCACTTGACCATAACAGCCATTCTTCTGGCCTTTGGTCAGGCGGCAGTCACGGCCACCATCTTTAATCCACCATCGGATTGCTTCACAAGCACCTTTCCGATCGCCTGAATTAAGTCGCTTATAGAACGTTGAAGGGAAGCATTTACCGGGGCCGATGTTGTAAGGGCAGAATGATGCAATGCCTGCTTTCTGTGGTTCGGTAAGGGGGACGTGAATGTTTCTCTCCACCCAAGCTAATGCCTTGTCGCGTTCTATGGCGTTTACTTGGTCGCATTTGGCCTGCGTTAACTTCATCCCCTGAACGACTGGCTTACCATCAACCATCGTTGCACCACGGCATATCGTCCAGATCCCACCGCCATCTCGGTACGCCGTTAGGCTGTTTCCTTCTTTCTCATTGAGAAACTGATCCAGCAATACCGGAGCCGATGCACCTGATACGATGAGGGTAATCATTGCCGCGCTTAATTTATTTCTCAGGGATGGATTCATTACTCACCCCTTGAGGCTTTGCGCCTGTCTTCTTTTACCTTGAAGTAGAGATTCGTTAGAAACGTCAGGAGGCCAAATAGCAGGCTTCCAAGAACGCCAAACGCTGCCCACTGTTCAGGTGAGAAGCCATCAAGGAGTTGTTTAAGCCAGAATAAGGCGCTACCGCCTGACGCTCCGTATGAAATACCTGTTGTGATTTTGTCCATACGTAGCATCGTCTCACCTCCCCGTAGGGTTAGGCGCTGTGTAATTAATTAGGGAATAGCGTCACCCGTATCCATGCCCATCTAGAGGATGTGTGAGTGCGGTTGGTTGGTTTTGGATGACGCTAAATGCAAAAAGCCCCGCACAGTGGCGAGGCTTGATAAGAATAAAACTAAGTTAGTTTTTTATTGGCAATGGGCCTTCCAGAATTTCAGGTTTTTCGGGATAACCTGCTCTGAAATATCAAAACCATTTAAAATTCGTTGAAATGTACCTTCTGGCATATCTTTATGCGCGGAAATCTCACCGCTAAGCATTCTTGCCGCTACATTCGGAACCTTCCAAATTACAGCATCTCGATATACCACATAACTAGCATGCTTTATAAAAGCATGGTCTCCTGCCTGCAAAATACATGTGTCGTCAAATGCAACGCCCGGCTTACAACTGGAGATATTAACAACTAAGACACACTCACAGCCATTTATAGGATGATAAACAGGATCATTGCAAACAACATGGAGATGTTCGCAAGGTCCTGTTGGTGCAAGCACTGTACCTTTTCTATATGGCTGATAATCCGTCATGACAGTTGTGAGCTGAACTCCTTGAGTTGATGGCGTTCATTCACATGGCGCAGGCAGTTTTCTGCCTCTTCTTCAGTTTTCCCAGCTGACCTAAAAATATCTTTAGGATTAATTGGGATTGAAGAACCGTGTGGGTCTTGCCATTCAGGACACATGTCGTGAGTCTTAAGACATAGGTCAAAACGTTTGTAATGTCCAAACGTATTAAAGACATGATCCAATATTTTAATATCGGATTTACTCAATTCATCAAATGCATCGTCATCAAACCCACGAACTCCCTTCTTAAGGCTTACTTCGTAGTTTGGCTCCCCAGAAATCCACTGGTTCCATGGAGATTCCTCTGAATCACCGCCACACTTCAACAAATCATATGTCTGTGACAATACTGGGCCGTTGTTCATAGATACAGCCTTATCACCAGTCATACTATCACCGTAAGTGATAAGCGACTCACGATCAGACAAATAGAGAAGCTTCATCAGCTTAATATATGCCATGCGCCCGCCGCGTCTAAGCAGCAAGTATGCGGCCATTTGGGCCGCTTTTTCTTCGCAGAACATAAATACCTCCCATTCATCAACAGTCAATTCACACATTGACTAAGGAGAGTGTATAGCTAGATATCAGTATTTAGCAATCAGATAAAAATGAAGATAGCAACATGTTCGGCGACATTCAGAATGTAGCCTTTTCATAATATCTGCATGTTCGACGAAGTTATAGTTTACGAACTGTATTTTAGTTTCATGTTTGCGGAATGAAAGATACATAATGGATTTATGGGGAAATTAGAATAAGTAATAAATAGCACTTTATGCTAAAACAAAGCTTGTGAATAATTTCATAAGTGTACTTTTCATTGAAAAAGCC